CCGATTCTCCACTTCAATATTGAGTGCTTCAATAGTAATAGAAGATCCATACTTAACAATGAAATTAACCACTTCCTGAAAGATTACTTTTTCGGTCCTCTGATCGAAATAGTTTGGTTGAATAAAAGGAATAACTTTTCTTGAATAATTTTCATTAAAAACAAGGTTCCTAAGAATAGTAGTCTCAATTCGTTCCATTATTTGGTAATAAAAAATTTTTTACATTTGGCAAATCAAAAATTAAACTTGGTAAATTTTCGATTGGATATTTTTTTAAGATATAATCAGTATGGTTAAAATAAATTGATTCTGGACTAAGTTCATTTTCATTTGGAACATAAGTTTTCATATATTCTATCAAATGATCCGAAAAATGGCAAAATGATTCTGCTTTTGTAATTCGTCTAATTGTATCACCCATCCAGGTAAAGTGCCAACCAAGATCAATAAGTCTATTCCCATTCTCATAAGCATATGTCACACTAAATGGGAGATAATATTCTGATCTGATTTGTGTTGGAAAGCATTTTTCTAAGTGATGTTTTAAACACATGTACATGGATCTATCCCATGGTTTTTCAGTATTATCTTCTGTTCGATAAGATCTTAAATCTGCCCTTCCTTCCAAAAGAACCAGTGGAATTTTCAAAACATTATCATACTGATATCTCAAGATATTAGATAGAAATTGTATTGTATGAGGATTTATAATTTCATCACAGTCAGAAACTATAAAAACATCATCCTGATCAAACTCGTCCAAGATAGTTAATATACCATCCCTTTGCAACCGTTCTCTACTTCCCAATGTTATCTCATTCCCACCCCAGAACTTATCATAATCATCTGGATTTGAAATTTTATCATCAGATAAATCCAATTCAATAACTTGAATTTTATCTCCAACCAATCCTAGATTTTCTAATTCCGCTTTACACGTAAATGGTTTTGGATTTCCACTATGTGTATAATTGGCATCGGTAATTATAAATTTATCGACGTAATCATACAAAAGTTTAATTCTTAGTTCTAATAATTCTTTCTCATTAAAATATGGAAAACAATCAATTACTCTCCCACTCATAATCACTTACCGTAACTAAATTCTTCTTTTGCAATTTCATTCAATTGATTCATTACTTCTTCAGTAAAATATTGTTCCGGTTCTTTAAGAATTTGCTTAGCATATACTTTTTTACCATTCATTTCGTAACGTCCTGCTACATTCTTCCAAAGTCCACCAATCTCACCGAGTTCAAGAAGACCATAATATCGATCAAGACCACGCTCATCATAATAAAGGCGAACTTCCACATCTTTATTCTCTTTGCTTAAACGTGATTTAGCAGTCTTTGCTTTGATAATGTTTCCAATGACTTCTGTTCCATCTTTCTCCTTTTTCTTTGAGAGATAAATGATAGTAGAAGCGGCATACTTAAGACCACTACCACCTCCCATCTCCTTAGTAGGAACATAAGCACCGATAACGTCATAGGTGTGGTTAGTAACGATCATTGGAATGTTTGCCTGACCCAACTTGAGAGTAAGCATACGGAACGCACCTTTGACCAATTGAGATTTGGTCATGTCACGAACTTGTTTGTCGTTCAGTGCATCAGTAATCTCTTTCTCAGTTGAGAGCATACCCAGAGAGTCTAACACAAACATACAAGGTTTGCGTTCATCTACAGGTTTTTTTAAGTAGATATCCACTGCCTTGAGTGCCTTACTACGAAACTCCTCAATGGTTACGACATTCACAACAACCAAACGAGAAGTATCAATTCCACGCGATTCTAAAAGAGATTTGGTGATAGCAGCCTCAGTATCAAAATAGAGACAATAACCATCGGGATTGGTATCAAGAAAATTCTTAACAACGGCGAGACTGAAGAAAGTCTTTCCAGTAGAAGATTCTCCAGCAATAGCAGTAATCTTATTCCCAGATACACCACCAAATATGCTACCTGAAACCAGTGCGTTAAAAATGTACGAACCTGTGTCCACATAAGTTTCAGTCTCGTCAATGTCTGATGCTAGTTTGGTGTAGTCATCACCAATCTCTTTTACAATATCTTTAAGAAAGTCCATAAATCACCTAAAAATATAATGTGAATTTTGAGATTTAAAAATCTCTACCTGCTCTTCAGTTTTAAAGAACTTAAAAAGTATTGTATTTGGATGCTCTTTAAGTTGATATTTTAGTTTAATCATTTTTCTCCTTATTCATGTAGTTAATTTTATAACACCAAAGCTTAGCATAAAGATCAGGATGAGGACCTTTTAATGCTTCAATAATAGTATCTAAGTCTTTTTTTGTAATTGGTAATTCTATTGACATTATGCTGCAATACCATATTGCTCACGAAGAATTTTTTTGTAGGGTCCGCCAGGATTTTCCTGACGAATCTCTTTTACCAGTTTAAGTTTTTGATATAAAGCGGTGTCACCGCCAAGATGCAGTGCGCTCACAATAGTCGCAAGATCTTTATCATTAATAGGAAGATCCATTAAAAGAAAAACGATTCTAGGTTTACAGTTTTTTCGACATTCCACCCGATAGCATCAAGAATAGACTTAAGGGGTTCTACAAAACTCTTTTCAAATTGTAGGTCATAGTCGATGTATTTGTCAAGACCAAGTTCCCGTGGGAAGTCCTGAATAAAGGAGATAATGTTCTCCTGAATGATATTTGGTTTTTTCAAATAGAGGAACTTAATTTTTTCCCCATTATTGATAAGTGAATATTTATTAGTAAGTTTTTTCTGCTTCACGTAGTGATTAAATAGAAGTGCTCCACGACAATGAATAGGAGTACCCTTAGTATAGATGTCTGATGAAGAGTGATACTTACGAATATCTGAAGCAGTTCTTGGGAAAGCAATTTCCTCTGGAGGAAGACTTCTGAACTTCACTCTACATTCTTCGATGAAGTTGATAACATCATCTTCAGTCCCATTCATCATTAGTTTGAGACCGTCTTTAATCATCTGACGGCAGGGGGCAGGTGTAGAAGACTTGACTGCCTCAATACCCATCATCTTCAGTTTGGGTTCATTGTACTGAACACCCTCACTGTTCCATACGTTGAGAATATATCGCTTCTTCGCAGTCCAGATACCACGCTCAGCGATATTCTCTCGCTTCATTTGCATCTTTTGCTCATACGCCGAAACATAATTCGCAAGTTCCTGATAACAAGATTCGATGAATGGTTCCAGTTTCTCTTGACAGATCTTATCAAGTATTCCAACAATCTTTGTTTTATCATCAGACTGATTACTAAAAAATTTAGTAACAAGAGGTCCCATATTAAGATAGATTGAATCGGTGTCAGATGCAATAACATAATCGACTTCTTCTGTTTGTAGAAGTTTATTTAGATATCCATTAACTTTATTCTCAATCCATCGGATAGAAACTTGTCCGGAAAGTGTAATTGCTTCTGCGTTTGCTAGTTTATAATAACGGAAATACTGGTTACCGATAGCACCATAAGCAGAATTAAGTTGAATCTTCCTTGCCATTTGGATGTTGTTGCATCTAGCAATCTCCTTTTCCAACTCTTTTGTCTTTGTCTTCTCATACTCCTGTTTGGCAGCAAGCATTTTCTTTTTGTAGATAGTTCGATCTTTATAGATCTTCTCCATCAATTCTGGAAGAAACCCACGCACATCTTTACGATACATGGCACCATTGGCACACACTGCATAGTCCTTATACATCTCAAAGGTTATTTGCTCTTCAAGTATCTTATCAACTGTAACCATTGGGTGTCTCTCGTCCAAGAGCGTCTCTGGGGAAATGTTGTACTGCATAATAAGGTGAGGGTACAGACTATTAAGGTCAAAAGACACAACCCAATCATACTTTCCAGGAATCGGTTCCTTGACGTAAGCTCCTGCATACTTAGAATCCTTATCGGAACGTTCTTTAGGAGGAATGACAATATTTCTCCTCTTTAAATAGTTATAAATGATCGTATCCCACATACGAACTTGTGAAAACACATCGTTATAATTTGCTTTGGCATCGTATGCCATAGTCAAAGCAAGTTCGATCAGTTTCATCTTGTCTTCCAAACGATCAACAAGTTCTACGTCAATAATGTTATATTCTACAAACTTTTGCCACCCTTTAGTATAAAAATCTTTAAAGGTATCAAACTCAGAGTGGTCAAGTTTTTGCTGCCCAAGTTCCACGCTTGAAATATAGTCGAGGCGATATGATTCCTGCGCTTTATAAGTAAATTTTTTATAAAGATTCAAATAATCAAGTTGACTAATACCACCAACATCATAAGAGATATGTTTACGACCAGCAATATAAATCTCATCTTCGGTCACCAGTCCCCATGGAGACATACGCTTCATCAGTTTTTCACCCAGAATACGATCTAGGCGACGAACAAGATATGGAATGTCATACAATTCAATATTCCAACCAGTTACAACTTCTGGTGTATTTTCTTCAACCATCCACCAGTTAATAAAGTCCATCAATAGATCACGCTCGTTATTGAACGAACGATAGATTACATTCTTCTGTTGGTTCTTAAAAGGACCCATACCCCAGGTACGAATCTGTTTGGAGGAATAGTCTTGAATGGTGATGAGGAGAACTTCTTCGGCAGCAGACTCTACATCAGGGAATCCGTTCTCAGATGCAACCTCAATATCAAGAGTGGTAACTTTAACTTTACTAATATCAAACTTCAGTTCTTCCTCAGGATACATCTCAGAAATATACTGATAGATGTACTGAGTATTACCATAAATCTTGAAGTTTTCTACACCATCATACTTTTTAATGAACTCACGACAATCACGAACAGAACCGGGTTGAACTGCTTCAACATACTCACCATTCAAAGTATGATATTTAGTTTTCTTTCGAGAAGGGACAAAAAGAGTCGGGTTAAACTTCTCACGAGTTGCGAAATGGCGACCATTTTCGTAACCGCGAACCAAGAAGTGATCCCCGACCATCTGGACGTTTGTGTAAAATCTCATCAGGCAGTTAGTTCAAGATACTTTTGAATAATTTCTGGTTTTGGATCTGCAATGGTTAGGATATCAGAAGATCTAACCATCAATTCAGTTTGATTAGTTATTTTTGGCCATGGAACCATTTCATCTTCACTGATAAAAAGATAGGGATTGATTAGTTTGCAATCAGGGTCACCGATCTGAGAATCAACTTCAACAACTTCACTAATTATAACATTATCAACATCTAAAAGAAGACATTTAATTTTATTTTCATTATCATCCATTTACATTTTCCTCGTAAAGATTTTTATGAGATTCAACTGGTTCTGTAATAGTAACTACCCAATCTTGTACTATAGCAATTTCAGTATCTTGGGATAAGATAAACCATTTTGATAAAGAAATTTGTACATCTTGAACATCATTATCAACTTGTTCAGTTAACATGATGGGAGTTTGACTAACAACTTTATATGGGGATTTTAAAAGATACTTAGAAAGTTTTTCATCAGAACTAGATAAAATTTCCTTTACATCAGAAATTAAAGTTTCTCCAGATTTGAGTAAAACGAGTTTTATTGACATTTTTAAATCTATTTTAATACATCTATAGTACCACAAAAAAAGAGAGGTGTCAACTGGATTTTGCCAGTTACCTCTCCGTCTGCGCCGACGATATTCTCTATTATTTAGAGATAATCTTTGCGCGAATGATGCTCCGGAACTATTTTCCCAAGTACGATCCGTAAAAGTCCGTCTTCGAATACAACGTCCCTGACTTCTGTGTCGTCGGATAAAGTCCACGCTCGTTGAAAACTTCTTTGAGCCAGTCCCTTATGGATAAATGTCTTGTCGGATTCGGTGTCCTCCCGTTGCCCTTCGACAAAAAGTTTTCCATACTCCGTGAAGACATTGACCTCTCCTTTTTTAAAACCTGCTAGTGCAATCTCTAAATGAGATTCTACATTATTTACCTGAATCAGGTTGTAAGGTGGATAGTTTTTTGTAGTTTCGTGAAGATTAAACAGACGATCAAAGTATTCGTCCATACCAATGCTATTACGAGTGATCTTATCCATCAAGGTGTTAAGATCCGCAGCAGTGTACCTGGTGAGGTTTGTCATTATTGTAGCTCCTTTAAAAGCGAGTTTGTGTTGTGTGAACCCTTTACGGCGTTCTCAATTATTATATATCAAATTACATAAAAAAGAGGAGTGGTAAACCCCTCACCTTTTTGTTCGGTTTTCAGGCAAGTGCCTTAGTGATTTCAGAAATAGATGTCATAGCAATGTCTTTCGGAACTCCACTCCACTTAAATACTTGAGCACCATCATCAGAACAAACTGTAACTGTGAAAGTAAGTTCTTTCATAATTTGAGATACTGATTGTGGCATACCATCGATGGTTTCAAATACAGTTAATACTCGATCATTCATATCTTCAACATCTTCAAAAATTTTAGGAAGTTTCTTTCTCCAAGCATCCCAGTCTTCGTGTCCACGATTATTTCTGAACCTTGCACTAATACACTTAGCAACAGTTCTCAGTTCATCATTATTTAAATATGGAAAAAAGTTTTTAGATTCTTCTGTTACACCACCAAGGCGAGTTGATGTTGAATTTCTAGATGCTTGTGCGGAAAGACATCGTTTACAAATTGCTCTCCAAATTTTTTTATATTCAGATTCAAAATTTGGATATTTTTCTGAGATACTCTCCATTGTCACATTTTTTCTATAATCAGTGACTAACATGATCAGATTTATACGGTGCAACGTAATTCTAACATAAAAAAGGGGGTTCGTCAACCCCCTTGTTTCATTCTGCTTCCTCAACTTTTTTCTTCTTGGAACCAATATTATATTTGGTTTCCAGAATCCAGTCACTTTTGTCCTTATAAGCAAGGACTTTGATTTGATTGAGTGGAGCAATATCTTGAATCTTGGTTGCATCAACAATAGTGATGAGTCCCCAATCAGCAAGAAGTTGGGCAATGCGATTGCGACGCTGAACATCATTCACCGTCAGGTTTGCATGTTTGCCATCAAGGGCAAACAACTCCTTAAAGTGAACCAGATAGTATCTGCCTTGCTTGTGAAGAATATGGCAAGACTGATAAATTTTTTTCTCTTTCCTAGAAGCGACTCCGATACGGGTCAAAGTTTCACGCACTTTCAAAAAGTCATCAGGTTCATTAAGAACCACTTCTACCATTTGATCAGGTGCCCATTTCACTTCAGGTACTTGAACCACGCTCATTTTGTTCCTCCAGTTTCAAATTTTGATTTAATAAATGTTAGTTGCTCTTTTGTGAGAATTCTCAAAGCTTGTTTTGCCTTTTCATTACTATAACCATAATATCGTTTGACATAATCAAGATCTTTGATTGTATCTTTTCGGATCCAGGGAGAAAACCTCTTCTTTTTCCTCAGAATATTTATAAAAAAATCATATTGCATCTTTTTAGAAAGAAAATGATATCTATTCATTTCATTTGAAAACATAATAGAGTCCACATGTCCAGAAAAACATCGGTTAATAATGTAAGAGGGATATTCTCTTTCTAATGAAGGATCTTCATCAATCAAATTTTGTTTAGTCTGATTGATAGAATTTAACCAGTCTTTTAATTCCATATTATCTAATAATTTCTAGTTCAGAATCAGATGTCCACAACTCCAATTCTGTTTTTAATCTGTCTTCGTTATTAAGTTTTGCATATCTTTTCGATGCTTTACTTTTCCACCACCCAATAACCTCTTCAGGTTCATATCCAAATTTTGAAATATAATAACGTTTTTTCTCGGTAAGAGACTTAGCATGAGTGATACATTGTTTAAACTCATGTAACTTTGAAGCATCTTGAAGAGACTTCATGATGATTGAAATCATCTTGGTTTGAATTTTTAATTTTTTAGATGATTTGTCTGCAGAAACAAGTCTTTCTCCACCATTAGCATTATTATTAAACCACCAAAACATTTCACGAAAATAATCATCATGAAACAATGGAAGAAAATTACTTTCAGTATCTCCTATATGTCTGACATAAGGTTTAAGACCATCATACATGGATACTCCTTTTGTAGTACCGTATAGTGAAGTAGTTTCAAAGTATTGAAGATTAGTTCCATACTTTGCATCAAATTGTCGTTTGAGTTCATTGGATGATGCCAAAAGAGCAAGAAGTTTTCCACCAAGATAATTATATCCAAATGGTTGTACTGGGACAATATTAAATCCCATTACAAATTCATGATTAATTTTAGATAGTGGTAGAACTTCACCAAAATAATCATTTCTAGGTTTTGAATTAATTGTTGGGGAACCAAATCTAATTACACCAACAATTTTATCAGTAGTGTCTTCTGTAATTATCCACTTAATCGTTCTTCCAGGAATTGCTTCTTCAATTGGGTTGGAAGCAGTCATATTAAGAATTTCAGAATACAACTCTTGATTATATTTTGTTTTTGGTTTTGTACTAGTATCAACCTCACGAATACTAAACACCATATCTCTAGGATCTATAGAAAAATCTGAAAAAATTTCATCCTCAGGACCAAATAATTTACCAGCAGAATTATTAATTCTACTTTTTTTTACGTACCTCAAATAATCGTCAATTCGATTAAACTTTGAATAATAATCAATAAATTGATTTGCTGCCCAAACAGCATTTTCAGGTGATAACATAATTAAACCAAAAAGTACTTTTCATATTCAATCAAATTTTTGGGAACTTCGATAATATTCGTTTCCAATGGAACAGCATCTTTCCATTTACCTTTTAACGTTGGACGAAAATAAAGATTAATTCCTAAGTGGTTATATTTTAAATGTGTTGGAACATGAATTTTATAATAATAACCATCATTCTCAGTAAGTCGAGAAAGTCTAATATTTTCTTCCTGTGTTACCATAATAGTACTACAACAATCCCAAAAAATCTGTTTGAAATTATTATAATCTTTCAAATAAATTTCAGGATTATCCAAAATCATTCTAGTAACAAATTGAGGAGAAAGGCAGTGATCGTAAACTACTTTTTTCCCATTCAACTTATTTTTTAATGCTTCCTCACTTGCATACCCAGTAAAATTACATAAGGAACAATCAAAGACTTTAATATAGTAACTTCTAGTAAGAGGTCTAGCACTATAGTTTGGATCTTGCCAGAGATCTAAAATAGAATTTAATTCACGGTACGATGTCTCACAATATTCTTCCCAATTTTTTTTCCTCTTACTACCAAATTTGTAATCTTCAGAAATGACATTTCGGGATACATTCATTTTATTCATAATAAAATCGTTGATAATTCAAGTATACTCTGGTTTGTGGTATTTAAGATATTCAAGAAATGTCATTTTCATTTCTTTCTTTGTCATACCACAATGTTTTGCGGCAGCAGGTAAAGTCATCTTAGCACGAAAAAGACCTTCATTTGCCTCTTGCACATTCTTAGGTGTAGTCTTCACTCGTGGTTCTACCAACTTAGTTTTATCGATAATCAATAGACCCATTTGGCACTTCCTCCATTAACTCTGTAAGTGTGTAAAAGAACTTGTTGAAACTTCCTGCCATCATACGATATCCAGTTCCAACATAGATTTGCCCAAGCACTACCGAAACAGTAGCAACTCCCCAAAAAATGTAATAGAACCTAGACTTAACCTGGTGACTTTTGTTTTTCATTTAAAGTTACACTCCACCATAAGTTCAGTTAGACAAGCAAGCATATTTATTTCTTGGTCTGCTACAAATGCCGCCTGATACTGATACTTAGCAAGCACAAGCACAGCAGCAGGAATACTATTGTTTTCAAGGGATAGATAAAGAGCATCGTAAATACGGCGCAACAATACAGTAGTATCATTGTCCAGATTAGATACCACCCACTTCCGAACTTCGGGAAAGTTTTTTTCCTTGAGGTTTTTAACAAGTTCATTTACGGCAACATCAGAGAACGTAGCAAGAATACCAGCATCAATCTTTCCACTGACAGAGTATCGTTGACACTCATTAAGAACACGACGCCAGTCTGGAAAGTGCTTATTAACAAGTTCTACCAGGACCTTGTTATCAGATTCAACACCTTCTGCAACCAGGATTTCTTGGAGACGCTTGAAGAACTGTGCAGCAATGGACTGTCGCTCTTTTCCTTTGATTGAGAAATCAACAACGGCACATCGCGAGTGCAGGGGTTCAAGGATTTTATTCTTATAGTTACAGGTGAAGATGAATCGACAGTTCCCAGCAAACTCCTCAATAAACGCCCGTAGGAGGAGTTGAACATCGTTGGACGTGTTATCTGCCTCATCAATGATGATGACCTTGTGTTTAGAATCCGAAGTAAGTGAGACGGTCGAAGCGAAGTTCTTCGCATTGTTTCTGACAGTATCGAGGAATCTACCCTCGTCGGATCCATTGATGACATATACATCTGCTCCAAGTTCATTACATAGTGCCTTAGCAACTGTGGTCTTTCCAATACCAGGAGGACCAGCAAGAAGCATATTAGGAATTTCGCCTTTATTTAGAAACTCCCGAAACATTTGTTTTGTAGTCTCTGGGAGAATACAATCCTCAATAGTCTTAGGGCGATATTTCTCAACCCAAATAAAATCACTCATAATCAAATCCAATCAGGTTTACGCTCAGGAATACGCAGATAATTGTCTGCTACCCAAGGTTTGGAAGCAATATACATTTTATAAGCAGTAAATGTATCAATGCTGCCATCAAGTTTGTATTCGTCGGGCATAGCACGAGCGAATGGAGTTACTTCTGTAATCTTTCCCCTTGGAAACAAATAAAAAGCATCCACAAGAGTCTTATAACAGGAGTGAGTCTTATTATACCGCAAAGTGTATTCATCACACAAGTTCAATCCATGCTTAATCAACCAATATGCATTATGGATACTTTCCATTGCCCACTTGGTACACGGATGATTGCGAAATGCTCCCTTCTCAGTTTTGTATGGAGTATGATCTGCTTTGAGTAATGGACCATAGTTATGTCCCCACTTTTCTGATGCTACAATAGAAAGCATTTGACAGCATTCTAGGGGCATCTTCACGATATGTTTATCGGGGAGACAAATGGCACTTTCTGCTGGCCAGGGAGAAGTCACAAAAATGTTCATAATTAAAAACAATACTTTTTAACTACATACTTAACTTTTTTAGGTTTATCTTCCATCCATAGTGCTTCCTTTTCAAGGAGAAGGGTATGTTTACCTGATATTGAAACTGATTTCATAAGATCTTTATTTTTATTGTGTGAAAGATTCATTGAAGTAGGTGAAATACCAAATTCTTTTACATCATTCATATTCTGTTTACATGCTTGAGCAACATGCACTGATTCATGAAATAAAGTTTCGTTTATGTAGTACTTAGAATTTTTATTAGAAAGAATTCTGTCTGTACAAAGAACCATCGTTTTAGATGTGTTTTGATACCAACCATAAATGTCATGTTTACGACAAATGGGTGTGTTTTCAACTACCCGAATTTTTTTTGAAATCATATTATAGATTTCGGTTCCTTCGGGAGAAAGATAAAGAAGAAATTGCATCATCCAAATGTGGAATCAGGTTCCAGAGCAATATAATAGGTCAGATTATACTTGGTATTCGTGAACTGTGACAAAAGTTTAGAAGAGACCACCACGTCATAAGCGCCAGGAATGATCTTGATGTTTTCAACCTTGAAGTTAAAACTGAACTCTTCATCAGTCTCACCAACAACGATGGCATATTCGTTAGAAGTATCATTCTTCTTATCACGAACCACCAGTTTGATTACACCATTCTCTCCAACAGCGGAAAGGTCAGGAAGTTGGTAAACTGCTGCTGCCTTCACCAGTTTTTCCAAAGAAGTGCTATCCAGTTGGAAACACACATCAGATGAAGGAAGTTGAATGTCCTTATCGGGAGGAGAAATAATCACGTTTGGATCTGCAAAGAAATACTTCACACGACGCTTACCCTCTTTGATGCTGAGATAAGATTCTTCAGCAAAATCAAGATCAGGATCTTGATGAAGTCCAAGACCATTCAGAAATTGATTAAGATCGTAGATTGCAAAACTACGAGGAAACTCCTCAGTAATATCTGCTTCAGCAAGAATGTTCTTAGCAACAGAAATAGTGCGGAGTTTGTTACCCTGCTTCACAAGAATAGAGTTATTGATGCCAGCAAAATTCTTGAGAATGGTCAGGGTGTTGTCAGAGAGTTTCATAGTTTTATCTTGAAGTTTCATTGATTGTAGGTTTCACGGACAGCATTCTTATCGTTGAAGTTCATCAAAAGAACAGCATAGTGCAAGATCTTCATGATATCACGGCGGGCACTGCCCTTCTTATCATAGCGAGAAGCATACTTAAGAATGTTACTGCGACAGAATGCTTCACCATCACCACACGCTTCAATCAAATCCAGAGTTTGGATCTTTTGATCTCCAGCAGAGTAGTGTTGATTGTAAGTACCACGAATGTACTCAAGAAGTTCTTTTACAATTTCTTCTTCATTATATTTCCAGAATCCATTTGTATTTGTATTTTCGGGCATTTTAATATCTAAAGAAAGTTGATTATAACTATTGGTATCATAAGATTGTGACCCAAAGACGATCATATCTGGAGAAGAATTTGGATTTCCAGTTAAACTAACGCCATCCTCAATCCAGAAATCTTGGTTCGATGTGTTGTTCATGAATTTAAAGTCATTTTCAGAGTACGGATATTCGTCCATAATAAAAGAGAACGGTATTTTATACTGCCATTATTATATCAGAAAGTATCTGAGGGGTCAAGTTCCTGACGATCCTGAGGCATTTGGAAATCAGCATCCACCTTGTCATAAAGTTCAAGGAATGCTTGCTTGGTTTCATCATCAAAACGATTCACACAAACTTGGATTGCCTTTGCCTTATCTTTGAAAATACTATAGGCACGAATGATGTGGACCAGGCGACGGGTGCTGATGATTTCCTCAATACCACCATCATAGAAGGTCTTGCGGATGATATCACTCCAATCAACCAGGCGCTTGCAGAAGTCACGGTCTTCCACGCCAAGGTCCAGAGCAATTCCTTCCAGAATCTTCTGCTCAGTGGCAGGAGAAGGATAGGACTGCTCAAAAGTCACAGGGAAACGCTCAAGGAATGCCTCATTGAGGACATTGGTGCCGATGAAACGACCGTCATCAGAACCCTTACCCTTAGTATTGGCAGTAGCGATAACGTTGAAACCAGCAGCAGGTTTCACCCAACGTCCAATCTTTTTCAGAAACACACCCTTACCTTCAAGGATGGATTGGAGACAGAGGATTTTGTTAGAAGCAAGGTCAATTTCATCGAGTAGCAAGATTGCCCCTCGTTCGAGTGCTTCAATGACAGGTCCATTGTGCCAAGCAGTGTTGCCATCCACAAGGCGAAAACCGCCAATAAGATCGTCTTCATCAGTTTCAATGGTAATGTTTACCCGGATGAGTTCACGTCCCAACTGGGCACATGCCTGCTCAACAGAAAACGTTTTGCCGTTACCAGACAGACCCGTAATGAACGTCGGATAGAATAGACGGGACTGAATAATTTTTTTAACATCAGCAAAGTTACCAAACTTGACGAAGGTATCATCTTTTTCAGGAATAAGATTTTGTTCGACAGAAGGAAGAGCGGCAGGTGCTTGATAAGAGCGTTCGATTTCCTCAACTCGTTCTTGAGTCACTTCAAGATTCCAACGACCGCGAGCAGTTTTAAAAGGTTCAAGACGATTAGTAACAGTGGGATAAGAAATACCCTTAGATGCACAATAACCACGAACATCACCAGCAGAAAACTCTGTACCAAACAGAGATTTGAGGTCAGAAATGAGTTGTTCGTCGGTCACAGAAATTTTACGAGGCATGATGTAGTTAGGTGTGTTTCATTTGAACTCTCATATTATACCCATAAAAAAGGCACCTGTCGGTGCCACTGTGACAGTTTAGAAAGTGGATTACTTATTGCTCAACTGCCATGAGAAAACTCTCTACCTCTATCAGGTCTAGGTTTAGTTCTTGGTTTAGGCATGAGTGGGGGAAACACTCCACTTGGGGGAGGTGTAGGTTTACCTCCTTTCTTCACCGCATGAGTCTGAACATTCAAACCTCTACCAGTTTGTTGACCATAAACATTTTCACCAGGCTTACGGAGTTCACCTTGAGTGGTGTACTTGGTGTTACGGTTCCAGGGGAGAGCGTCAGTGACATTGGCACGAACTTCTGCCCATCCCTCAACAATACTCTGTCTCCACTCTTCACTCATATTTGCCATAATAGCAAATGCTGCCTGATTAGTGTCAGCGTAACCTTCAGCAACCAAGTACTCAAGAATATAATCAAAATTATCATAAGATTCTGGAAGACCCTTTTCACCACCAACCTTGTGAGTTTTTCCTGCTTTTAAATTTGCTTTACGATATTCAATATCATCCCTTTCCCAACTTGCCAATTTAGGAGTACCTTCTGGTTTTTTCCCTGGTTGTGTTGGGGCATCTGGAGAAACTTTACGCCCTAAAGTATAATGTCTTGGACCAGTTTTTTCATCACCAGAAATTCTTTTACCAGCATCGGAACGACCTGCCATTTCCTTTTCAGGATCTTTAGCACCCCTTACTTTTTTACGAGTTCTCTTTGCTGCTTCATCAAAATAATTTTCAATTTCTTCATTTGCAAGAGATTTCAACCCATACTTCTTAACATGCTCTCCAGCACGACGACCTGCTTCATGTGCTACCGATGCTGCTTTTGCAACTGTTTTACTAGTTTCTCTAGCAAGTTCCATTGCTTTACGATGACGTTCCATACCAGCAAGAACTTGTCTTGCAATGGCATCACGAATTGGTTTTTTTGATTTTGATTGCTCTTCCTTTGCTTCAGTATCAGCACCTTTTGATTCTGGTTCTTTTTTTTCAGTTTCAGATCTTTCTTGTGCTGCTGCCTTCGCCTTTTTCTTTGCTGCTTCTTTTGCATCAATTTTTGATTTCACTTCTTCATATGAAGGCCCACCTTTTCTTTTTCTTGCCGATCTTGCTTCGGTAAGAACTGTTAAATCTTCAGAAAGATCATAAACAAATTCTACAAAATTATCAAGACCAACTTTTTCGATCAAGATATTAACACCATCTTCATTGAGTCCATAAGTATAGAAATACTCGGTTGCAACTTCTACAATGTCCTCATCAAAGACGGTATTATTATAATCTTCAACTTGCTCTCTGAGATTCTCATCATAAACTGCATGATAAAGCAAGTTGAAATCTGATACTTGTTTGGTGTTCATTTTTTTATCTGTCCTATATTAATATTTATTTTTTGTTATGTTTTTTAACTCTTGCTGCCTTCACCACTGGTGTAGTTTCTACTACGGGTTCTGGTGTAGTTTCTACTACGGGTTCTGGTGTAGTTTCTACTACGGGTTCTGGTGTAGTTTCTACTACGGGTTTTACATCTGAAGAAATAAGATCTAAAAATCTACCCATTGTACTATACAAAATACTCTTCTTATATTTATCAAGCAACAAGTTCTATAAACTCACCAAGAATCCTTTTATTCATCTTCTTAGATTTAAGACTCTTCACAAATGCGGATTTGATTTGAGACTTGGTAGCATAATCGGCAACTTCAAATTCAGATTCCTGAGCAAGCGTTGCAGCAGAAAGACCGAAATATGCATTATAACCAGAAGTCTTAATATTGAATGCCTTTTCTTTCTTCCATGCACTCATAGTCTTATCATAAGTATCCCCATAGTATCCACAGTAACGACGAATAAAGTGCCCAGCATCACGAGATTCGAGTACACGAATACCAATAAAGTTCATATCAGTAAACCTGTCACGAAGATTGCGAAGTAGTATGTTAGTAAATTCATAATATTCGCAATCACAAGAATAAGTCATGCCAGTCTTTCGATCACGAATAAAAGAATTAGAACCAATGTGTGCAGTGCCCATGTAAGGTTCTTCTTCCCATCTGCGTTGAACTTCGCGGTGATATTTAAGTAGAGCACCTTCACCATCAGTCAAAATTACACACTGAACTTTTTGCAATTTATTTTCTTTCTCAAACTTAGGAAGAATCTGATGAAGAGAAATTAGTGCCTCATTCAGGGGGGTTCCAGAAAGACTCATACCCACGGGACATGTATAGTAAACGTAAGAATTATAACGGAAAGAAGAAGCAAGACGGTAAATATTCCTCATCTGATTATCTAAAGTCTTACCATTCACTTTGCTAGTGAGAAGGTTCATCATTGAAAACCATTCACCAACTTGAACAAGACCATCTCTTTTATCATAGGAAAGTTCACGTAGAGTTGCCCTACCTTCTTCATCATAAGAAACCAGAGGATACTCATTGGTAAATGCATAAACCTCAAAGGGAATAGAAACCTTCTTACAGAACCAAACAAGGTTAAAGAGTTGCTTAATAGTATCAAGCATCACATCACTCATAGAACCAGACCAATCGAGGACAAACACCAGACCATGGTTCTTACCATCGGCAAGAGTGGTAACTTTCTTAAAAAGATCCTCATTGTATTTGTAGGTATGAAGTTTAGTGCAGTCCAGAACACCAGTACGGGCAGTGGTAGCACGGGCATAAGAGTCTGCTGCCTTACGACACTCAAACTCTTTGACCAGATAGTTTACTTCTTTCTGAGCAGAACGCTTGAACTCCAAAAACTTCTTGTCAACTTCACCAAAGATTTCCTGTTCAGAATATTCTTTTTCCTCCAACCAAGATCCCCAGTATTCATCACACTTAGAATGAATCTCGGAGTTAGGGACAATAATTTTATTTAAATCGACCTTAGGCAACTCCAGATAAACATTCTCATAACCATCCACATTGGCAAGATCCTTCAGTGCCTCTTCCAGAGACTCCATGGTTTTAACCTCAGGTTCTTCATTATGCTCATCAGAAGTTCCACCATAAGATTCAGTTTCACCAGGTTGCTCCTGGTCACTTTCATTCTCACCTTCAGGTTGGTCGGAGAAATCAGAGGCAGGTTGGTTTGATCCAGAATTCTGAGACTCCAAATCATCCATGGGGATCTTAGTTTCTTCCTGCTGCTTTTGCTTACAGAACTTGTAGAGTGCCTCAGCAGTAATCAAAACATCAGCAAAGGTTTCGGTATCAGCAATCATATTGATGATTTCCGTTTCTTCACCACGCTCAACAGGAATATCTACGAAGTTACCAATCTTAAACCAGAGGTTAGCACGATCAGCAAGATTATAAGTATCAAGGTCATCATCATTCAGTTGGAAAAAATCTTCATCGGACAACTCCTTGTAACCGTTATAGAAGGTCTTAGCGAGACCAGCATAACGACGCTTCATCAGTTTCTCAATACGGGCATCCTCAACCACATTTACAAACTGTGGGGGGATCTTGTGCTTTTGCAACCAATCCTCATCAGGAGTATAGAGAGCATGACCAACCTCATGACCCACCAGAAGATCATACACGGTGCTACTTGCTCGCTCCCACATAGGCAGGGTCAGCACACGAGTATGGACATTAAAGCAGGCAGTCTCTACCTTCTTATGCTCAACCACAAGGTCTTCTGTAGCAAGAAGTTTGGCGAGTTGGGACTTGATTTCGTGGCGAACGGTCATTGCTCTGTTGCGTATGGACCTATTATACAAAAAAAGGTGCCGCTAGGGCACCTCAGTGGACAGTTTGAAAAGTGGATTCAGACTCCACCAAGTCTTGCTGGATCAAATTGACCAATACCATAAGTGGCAGTATCAAGTGAACTAAACCCACCACCACCACGACCACCGCGACCACTACTACGACCACCACGTCCACCTTTACTCGTATTTTTCAGGTTTGCCCTACGATACTCCATATCTGCACGGGTGCCACGATCCATTCTACCCTGAGACTGGGGTCTGGTACTGCCGCCTGGATTAGGTTGCATACCAGGGTTTGCTGCCTTGACTCTGCTACCGTGAGTGTATTCAGCACCACTCATAGTTCCAGTGCCAGAAACCATACTACCTCCAGGAGAACGTGAGTTCGCATATTGTGTGGCAGTTTGACCATGCCTACCAGCATAACGTTCTACAATATCATTTTTCCACACTTCACTCATTGCACCAACGATTGCTTGAGCCGATTTCCCATCAGATGCAAAACCTTCTCCAAGAAGATAATCAATTAAATACTCTTCATTATGTCTGTAAGAAATTCTGGGGTTAACTTCATGTTCAGATCCATGTCCTCTACTACCAGTCATTCTATGTTGAGAAAATGTATCTCCTACTCTATCATCACCCCTTTCTTTTCTTGCTGCTCTTCTTTTCTTCTCAAACTCATGTCTTTTTTTAGGACTCATTTTTTTCTTGGGAATAGGTAGTCCAGTAATACCTTCTTCTCTTTCGTCCTTTGCCATACTACAAATACCTTTTCAATTATTTATAAAATAAGAAGCGCCCCGTGAGAGGCGCTTCTTGAGTGCTTGGCGTCGTGCCTTTGCTTGTCGGAGTGCTTGCGGTTTTAGTTTCCGCTTTTGCTCCTTTTTAGAATGATGGTAGCGATTGGGAACTTGCATTAGTCTTAGGAAGATGGGGTTATCTTACGGGAAAAACCTTTGACTTTTTCAAACCTTATGACACTTTCAAATTTGTCCTCAAGTCCACCTTTATGAGAGATCACAAAAGTGTTAGCATCCTTAATCACATAACGAATAATCTTAAGAAATTCATCAGTGCCAAAACCATCAAGAGAACTGTCAAATACCTCATCCATAATCAGCAGATTGGTATTAACTGAATTTTTGACTCGGGCTACTTCTCTCCAAGTGAAGAGAAGGGCAAGGTCAATTCTCATTTTTTCACCCTCACTGAAAGAACTATAAGAAAAGTCTTCGTGAATGGGTGATTTTACCGTTTCGTTAAATTCTTCATCCAAATGGAAATTAATATAAAAGTCCATCATCTGAAGATAACGATTCACCTGCTGATTTATGAACGGAAGATACTTTTTAATTATCTTCGTTTTAACGCCATCATCCTTAAGTAAGGAGTAGGCAAAATCGTAATAAACGATTTCTTCTTTTTTCTTTAAAAGATCTTCAATTGTTTTTTGGAGATTGGTTTGAAATTCTTCTAACTTCTCATGCTCAGTATTTCTGTTTGCAAGGTTTTGGGCAATAGTTTGAATTTCATTTTCAAGATCTCGGATTTGTCTCTGGTTGAGGGAAATCCTAGTATTGTTTTGAGAAATCTCATGGTTGAGTTTCGTAATCTCCTTGGAAAGTGCAGTGAATTGACGATCTCTCTCCTGTTCGAACTTGATAGTGTTTTCGAGTTCTTCGTAACCTTCCTTAAGTTCCTTTGCCTTATTTTGAGCGTCTGTAATTCTATTTAACCGAAACTCTTCCTCTATAGTTTGAGTACAAGTAGGGCATACCGTATTTTCTGTAAAAAACTTATGCTCTTTCGTAATCACAGATACTTTCTGGGAGATTTTACCTTTAAGATTGTTTAATTTCACTAACTTGTCCGATGCACCGAGAACTTCTTCCTGTTCTTTTGTGAACTTATGGATATCTTCTTCAGTTCTGGAATTCTGCTCAATGTAAATGCCAACTTCAGAATCTAAATTAGCAATCTTTTCTTTATTGACATTAATATTGGCATTTCCACGATTCTCAAGTTCCTCAATGAAATTTTTCTGCATTTCTGCCTTTTCTTTGAGGGTTTGTTTCTTTAGATCTAAAGACTTAATTTGATCTTTTTTTTCTTTTATCTTATCTTTAATCAAATTATTCATTGTAGAAAAAATACGAATATCTAAAAGATCTTCGATAACTTCTCTACGATTTGAAGTAGTCAATTGCATAAACGGTACAAAAGAACTACTACCCAAAACAACAATTTGAGTAAATGATTTATAATTAACCTTTAAAATATTTTCTTCAAGAATTTTTTGATTTGCACGATCATCAGATTCTTTATGGAGAAGTTTTCCCTCAACTTCAATATCAAAAATATTAGGTTTAATTCCTCTGCGCACCAAATACTTTTTATTATTTACGGAAAATTCAATTTCGACGAGACAATCTTTTTCATTTGAACTATTGACTAATTGAGGTTTATTAATTTTCCTAAAAGGTTTATTAAATAAACCAAAAGTCAATGCATCTAGAATTGTAGATTTACCAGATCCATTTGTTCCAATTATAAGATTTGTATTATACTTTTCAAAATCTACTTCAGTAAAATGATTTCCAGTTGACAGAAAATTTTTCCAGCGAATTTTATTGAAGACTAACATTATTTGGAGGAACTACAATATCGTTTGGTGTTATCACCGTGTATTTGTAATTATACATCTTACAAGTCTTTATTGCAAGTTGATCATCAACTTCTACAACGTCCATTTCACCATCTTCTTGATTTTCCAACATCCAGGCATATCTTATTGCATCATCCTCTTCCTCAAATAAAAATAAAACTTTATTTCCCTGAGAATCTTGGACAGCATATGCACCATCATCTTTTCTATCTTTTATGGTGAGAAGGAACATTACTCTACCTCGCAAGATTGCCTATAAAGATCTTGAAAAATGCCTTTTATAATACCTTTATTGAGACTACAGTCCGATTCTTCAATATAACGATTTAATATTGATATGGTATTTTCATCCTCAGTAACAGTAAATTCTTCATCATGATGTATCTCAAAATTTTCAATAATTTTTATTTCATGGGCACCAGATGAATAAAGTTTATCAACAAATTTTTCAAAATTTTTTATATTTGTTTTTTTACGAACAATAACTTTCACAATTTTATCCTTATAAAGGGATGCATTGAAAAGTTTATAATTAGTATCTTCATAATAAACGTTATAAAATAATTTATAAGGATTATTAATTTCAATAAGTTCTAAGGTATCCAAATCAAAGATATGAAATCCCCTGGTATCATCTACGTCATTCCAAAACATTTCATACGGGTTTCCCAAATAAAATATTTTTCCATTATTTGATCTTGTATGGTAATGTCCAGAAAAGACACGATCAAACTTCTCAAATATATCACAGTCCATACCATCTTCCATAATGTGACCCCTATGAGCTCTAAACCCATTGAGTTCAAGATGTCCCATTACACATTTACTGGAAGTATTCTGAATAACTTTTACCGTAGTGTCGTAATTTTCAGAGTTAATCCAAGGAACAAAAACAATTTTAAAATTATCTAATTTTACTTCTGCTATTTCACTATAAGTTTTAATATTTGAATATGTTTGAAGGAGAAGTTCGGGGGAATTAATATTATTAGTATTTTTATAATAACAATCATGATTACCAATAATCATATGAACTTGATAATCTTTAAGTCGATCAAAAACTACTCTTTTGGCCCATTCAAGGCTTTGATAATCTATTGATTTTCGACTATCAAAGGCATCACCCATATGAATTACCGATTCAACATTGTATTTTTTTAAATTTGGAAAAAATACATCATCATAAAATTTTTCAAAATAATCATGGAAATGTTTAGATCCTTTCCGACACCCATAATGAGTATCTGTAATAATTGCTACCTTCATTTATTGTTTCTATATTGAATAGCATCCTTAATAGTATTATAGTCCGAAGCACTGCCAAAAAGCAAGGTCTCATCAACCATCATAACTTCATCATATCCACTTCGCTCAATTATTTTTGTCTTAATTTCCAACTGTTTCTTTTCCTTAGAAATTCTCCTCAAAAAAGCGTAATGAATAATCTGAGTAAAATATGCAAAGGGATTTTTAGATTTTTCTGGATCAAAGTTGTGAATATACTGAACACAATTTTCAATACCATCAGAGATCATATCATCTCTAAACATGTAGTTGACAAAGTTTGGTTTGTAAGACAGGTGCGTGGCGATCTTTAGGAAGCATTCTCCTAGGTAGTTTGTAATCGGTGGTTTACCTTCCCAATGCTTTGCTCTATCTTCCCTTGTCGGTTTTCTAGAATTTTTATTAAAAAAATCTTTTTCAACTTTTTCCCTGTAAACAATTAATGCTTCAAGCAATTCTTTGTTATTTACGTAATGTTCTGATTTCTTTTTGGACATAACATTGGTTTTTTGATAACTTTAATTAATTAATATTATAGCACATTACACGAAAATAAAAAAAAGGCTTGACATATTGCAGAAAAGTCAGTAGACTACCTTTGTCCCGGTTGAAAGATAAGTTATATAGCTATTGAGAATTCTTAAATATATCTTCAAGTATTCTTCTAGACTCCTCTACGCCTGCTACATATCCCATTTTATTTGTATTTGATATTTTAACTTCATTCTCAGTAGTTATATTAGTAGATACTATGCCTTCATTACTATCTACAATATAATTATTATAAAGTTCTATTAATTTATCATCACTACATTCAGTCATAGTAATAATTTTATCTTCTTTTATAATAAAAAAATCTTCATTAGAAGTTTCAATCCAAGGTTTAACTTTTATAAAACTACCATGATTATTGTTAATAATTTTTATAATAACTGGATTTTGAAGAACGATTACTTGATCTCCATCATTTTCATCTATTACTATAAGTGAGAAGATTTCTTCACCAGATACTAATTTTAAAATACAGTAAAATTCTTCTCCCATTAGTTTTTTAGCGAAATGTTTACAATATCGTAATTAAAATTTTCTTCATTATAGACTTTGATTCTTTCTATTAAATGATTAAGTGTGTAATTTTTTCTTGACTTGTAACTAATATCATCGGCAATGTCATATAAAGTTGCTTTTATTTTATTGTTACCTTTTCTTAAAACTCTTCCGATAGATTGGAGATTGCGGATTCTAGACTTTGAAGGTGAAGCAAAAATAACGTTATGTAAATTTTTAATGTTAATGCCTGTACTAAACGTTCCGTATGAAGCCACAATAATTGCATTATTTTCTTTCTCAGTAATTTCTCTAACTTTTTCTCGATCTTCAGTATCTACACCACCATGAACAAAAAATAAATGGCGATCTTCACTGATATTCTTATTTATTAATTCATATAAAGGTTGTCCATGACCTTCTACTCTTGAAAATAAAATTAAAGTATTACCTTTAAGATCGAGAGCAAGGTTTCTTATAAATTTATTCCTTCTCTCATGATTAATAATATATTGAACTTCTTCTTCAAAGTTTTCAAACCTATGTGGTGGGTGTTTCAATAGAAGCACATTAATATCCAATTTGGCAACATGCCCCTTTTTCATCAGTTCTTCTGTTCTGATGATTTTATATGAAGGACCGAATAAGCCTTCCAATACCCATTTATGAGTTTGAGTTCCATCAAGAGTTCCTGTAAAACCAAATCTATATTTTGCATCTGAAAGTTTTCCCATTATAGATATTAGAGACTTTGATTTAAACTGGTGTGCTTCATCTCCAACGACCACATTAAATCTTGAAAAATATTGACGAGGAAGTTTGTAGATGGACTGCCAGGTCGTTATGATGACCTGAGAATCTGTCTCTCTCTCTTTTCCCGCATATATCTTGTGGCAAAATGAACCTACGTCCCAACCATAGTCTGCAAAGTCTTTATACATCTGTTCTACTAGGGAAGTCGTCGGAACGACTATCAGAGTATTTTGCCCTCGCTCAACGTGATATCTCACAATCGAATATATCATCAGAGACTTTCCAGAAGCAGTTGGGGATATCAACAGCCTTCTATTATGTCTTAGGGCGTCGTATACTCCCTCTACTTGATAGTCACGGGGAGCATACTTACAAATAGCAGCCATATAATCCTTGACACCTTCCATTGAAATGAAGTCATTAACTTCAAATGGAAGGCCATAGAATTTGTTGTTTACAAACTCATAGGTATATTCATGGTCGTCACAAAACTTTGTGAGTTTATCTAATAACCCAACATATATCTCACCAGTCTGGGTATTAAATAAACGAATCTTTCCGTCCCAGTACTTACTACGATACTGAGGCATAAACTTGGCACCAGGAACCTCAAACGTGAACTGATCTGCTAGTTCGTAGTATACGTGTGGTTCTGCTTTTACTTGAAGATATACTTCGTTCTTTTTTGATATAATCAAATGAGACATAACCCATAAGTATCACCTATGGGTATTTATTACCTCAGTTAAAACCTGCTTGGAAGCGATGCCATTCAATGGCGTTCTTGATTTGGAAAGTTCTATTGGATACAGTTTTGATAATCTCCTCCAAGAACTTTAACATAATATCGTAGTACCGAATCTTAAGGTCTATTTTATTCAGTCTCTCATCGGCGTCCATATGCCTCTGTATGGCGTCTTTATCACGAACTTTATATGGGAAAGGTTCTTCCTCATAAACCTCAGGGTCCGCCTTTCCAGTGTAGTAGTTGTAACGCTCTAACTTTACTTTGCTATGAGTTTCTCTCGCTTTCTCACGAAGCAAAGTAATTGTATTATAGAGGGTATAATACTTGGCATGAAGTTGAGGAATTTTTAAAGATTCATCATGTAAGTTATCAGGGTCGATCTGAGAGTCTTTCTCCCACATCTCCTGAATTTGTTCAAGATTCATAAAATTTATACGTTATTGCTTATATTGTAAATAGTATACTTGAAAGAAGCTGCTGCTGTAAAGTATTCAATATCTCCAATAGACGCATTAAAATCCAATGGTGATAAATTTACAGGATAAAGATCTTTAAATGAAATTATAACGTTTGGTCTGTAATTACTATTCAAAATTTTAATGGTACCATCACTAAATTGTATTAATGGATCTACAATATTGTCATTATTAGTTATTATATTCTTATATTGCTCAGGAGTTTCTGGAAATCCAATTCCTGTTATCCAATTATGAATGGCAACATAATTTGACATGTCCTCATCAACAATAAATTTTATGGATAAGTCTCCATATTGTATTTTATTGCTGGCAATATCAAGATCTTTTAGGTAAGTAGATTGAGTTAAAGTTTCTAATGTAATATCTGGTAATTTAACGGAATTACAAAAAAAACTTACTTTGGGATGCTTCGTTATAGAAAATTCAAATCCAACTGGAGATAGAAAATTTCTATTTGATATTTGAGATGCTAGTATTGATGCCATTTATCTTTATCAGAAAGACTTCATTCTGTTTATTTGTATTTAGATAAAAAAAGGGGTCCTTTTGGGACCCCCTGAAAAAATATGTAAAATTAAATCACATGAGGTTTGAAACTTTGACTCTTCTATAGTATGCGTTAGCATTGGTGTTAAGAGCACCTTGTCCAACGTCTGCACCCTCAGCAAATGGGTTAGCAACAAGACCATAGCGAGTCTTAAAGCCGATCTTAGGCTGGAAGTTGTTCTCACCAACGGCACGAACCATCTGGAGAGGAACGTATGGGCAATAGAACAGACCAGCGTCGTAAGGGGAAGAACCCTTGTAACCGACAACATAGAACTGGTTAGCAGCAGCGTTTGCCGAATATGGGTCGATATAAACGCGATACTTACCTTGGAGAACACCAGCAAAGGTGTTACCAGTGTCATCAACCTGAAGGTTAGCGTTAAGTGCTGGGGTGTAATCAAGAACACCTGCCATGGTGAGTGCCGAAGCAACGTCAGCAGAGCAGAGGATCATGTTACCCTTCCCTCTACGAGTCTGCTGGGCGATAGCGTTTGCATCGCGCTCGATTTGGAAGATAAGACCCTTGAACTTCTCAACAGACCAACGACCGTTGGAGTCAACGTCGAGGTCGAAAGTACCTTGGGTAGCAACGTTTGCTTGAGCACCAGGCTTAGCAACTTTATAGATGGTACGAATGATTTCGCGGTTGATCTCAGCAAGAATCTCAGTGGAGAGAATATTTGCGAGTTCTGCTTCAGCATTCAGACCATGGATTGCCTTGAGGTCCTGAGCAAGCTCAAGTGAGTACTCAGCCTTCAGTGCGCGTGACTTAGCAGTAACAGTAACTTTCTCGATTGAGAAAGCCATCTGATTAAAGTGATCACTATCACCAAGGGATTCTGCGCTATCAGTACGCATACCTTGACCAACGTTGTACTGATCAGCACCAGTACCTGCGTTAGCATTTTGATTTGAAGGACTAAGGATGCTTGGATTGGTTCCACCCTGAGCGGTAGTACCCATACCAACTGATCCACCAGTGAATCCAGTGGTAACATCGAATCCAGAATCTTGCCCAGAGAAGGCAGAATCTGCTTCGTTATAGAATGCTTCAGCGCCAGACTGATTGTTGTAGCGTGAACGCATTGCGAAGATAAGTCCAGTAGGACCATTCATTGGTTGAACGCCACACAGATCGTATGCGATCAAGTTAGGCATTGAACGTCTGATCAGGGAGATCAGAACTGGATCGAAACCTGCGGTAGGTCCAGCACTAAATCCTTGTGCACTACCACCAAAACCAGCAGCACCAGCACCAGAAGCGGTGTAGTTTGTTGGAGTTTCGTACAGAAACTCACGCGCCTCACGGAGTTCCTTTTCTTGGTTTTCGAGCAGGATAGCGGTTACAGCTCTACGATGTGAATCTTGGATTTCATCGAGTCCTGAGTAGTCCAGGATAGGTGCCCACTTCTCCTGCAAATATTCTGCATTGAACATCTGCATTTGTGTTTCCTCTTTTAAAAAATTTAGTTTGATTGTTATAATCTATAAATCACTTTTTAGCGACTCTGCCAAGAGTCTGAAGATAAGACTCCATCATTGGTGATACTGACTGATTAGAATCAGTATCTGAAATCATTTCTTCAGATAAAGTCTCAGAGTCATTTCTTTGAGTACCAGCGTTTGATGGGAAATATGATTCCCTCAAGGTTACCAGCTTCTCACGATAGTCCTCTTCACTATCAAACTCAACATTTTCGGCAAGAGAAGCGAGTTTGTCCTTCTGAGAAAGTGCGAGACCCTCAGTGACATCTGCAAAGATTACATCAGCAACCGACTCGGCTAATCTTCTATTAAGAGCAATATTTCTTTCGAGCTGCTCGTTGAGTTTTTCTTCCATTTCATCAAGTTTATCTACCATACTCTCGATAACATCATATCTATCTTCAGGGATTGAAACATAATGATCTTCAAAAAGGTTCTTCATTCCTGCAAGGAATGATTCCGTCATTTCAGTCTTAAGACCGTGTTCAATAGAGAGAGCGTTCTCTTGGAACCACTCATCTGCAACATACTCAAGGTATGTATCAACACGATCAGTAAGTGCTTCTTTAATAAATTCTACTTCTTCGATAAGTGCATTTTCGTAAGTCTGCTGAAGTTCTTCTTTAATTTCAGAAACTTTTGAACGAATTGCAGTTTCAAAAATAGTACGTGCTTTTTCTTGGAACTCTTCAGAGAGTTCTTCGCCAGCAAGAAGAGCATTAACATCTTCATCGATGTTGAAATCTTCTTCAACTACTTCTTCTTCTTCGCCTACTTCTTCTTCAGCACCTTCTCCATCTACCTCATCACCACCTTCTTCAACATCTTCATCTCCACCTTCAACAACATCATCATCTTCTTCAGAAATTACTTCTTCGTCTTCATCAGCAACTTCTTCTTTAACTGCATCTGCTTTTGCATTGACAACGTTTTTCACTTGAGCGAGAGTTGTTGCAGGATCTTTGATCTTTGCGGAATCGTCATCTGGACGATAGTTATCTGGAGTAGGGCCACCCAAGTCTTCCCATGCACCAGTTTGCCCAGGTGTTGCTACACCAGAAGCATTTCCAGATTGCATTGGTTCTGCAGGATTTGCGCCTTTGGTTACTACGTTTTCCATTTCTTGTAAATTTCTACCAACGGACATTTGTTTAGATTTCTGTATATAATCTATATTTATTTATAAATTATAGATTTGAAAGAAATTCTTGGAATAATAAAACCTTATTTTCCTGAAGAGTTCTTTCATCAACTAAAGTATTAATTCTACGCTTTGTTGATTCTGCTAGTCTTTCTCTAAGAATTCCACCTTCCCAAACCCATTCTTTACCTTCCATAATTCCCTGAACAAAGGCATCAGGTGCAGAAGGATCCGCAACAATATCAGCAGCAGTTGCTAACATAAAATCTTCACCAACAACTTTATGACCTTCATTAGTCATTTTAAGTGAACCTACACCACGAGAAGAAACACCAAGACAAACACCCTCACCAATTAATGATTGGGCGATCTTACCCATTGGAGTATCAAGAAGTTGTGCCTTACCTCTAAAATTATTTCCTTCACATGTAAGAGAAACAATTTTATGTGAAACTCGATCAAGATTTACAGTTGGTCCATCTGGGTGTCCAAGTTCACCAAGGGCACGACCTTTGTTTACAAAAGATTCTGTGTATCTTTGTACTTCGCGGGAGAGTGTTTCCATTGGATACATTCTTCCATTACGATTGCAGATATTTCCTTGAAGAAAAATACCTTCAATGAACATTTTCTTAGAATTACCGTTTCCTTCGGTAATAAACTTAACTTCTGATACTTCTTCCGTAATGAGTTTCATTGTTCCTTAGTTTGTAAATCCTACTTTTGCACCTTTAACTAATGCTGATGATGCCCAAATATAATCTGTAGCAGATTTTTGAAGAAATTCAACACCAGTATTTGGAATGGTAAATGTTGATGTATTTGCTAAACCTGCAGTAGTGCTACTGGCAACACTAACTGTTGCAGCATCACCAGATCCGTTATATAATCTTACGCAAGTTGCGTCAGTGATGCTTGATGCAGTACCTGCGGATGTTGGTAAAGCAACTTCAGTTGATATAATTTTAGTTATTTGCATTATTCCTCTTCCGTGGTATCGATATCAAAAAGTGTATTTGAAACTGCAGGTCTTGCTGCATCAATTCTCTCCATTGCTTTAGAGAAAATTGCAGATTTAATACTATCTGTAATTTCCGAAGCAGAAGAGTCTGTAGCAATCAAATCTATAATATTTTCCATAAAATTTATTATTAATATACAGTTATTTATATTTTACCACCCTTAGGTTTTGGAGGTGGAATTTGCTGAGGATTTAATTCGTCTACTTGTTGATTTTCTTCAGGTGGTAATTCTTCTGGTGGTGCTTCACCTTCTACTGTAGTTTCATCTTGTGGAATTGGGTTACCCATTTCATCAGTTGGAGCATTTGGATCGGGTAAAATTCCCTTTTTAATTTCATCATCAATCTGAATATCAATTTCTTGTATTTCGGAATCTGTTTGTCTAAGAACTTTTTTTCTAACATATTCTGTAGAATAATATTTTCCAATATAAGGTTCTATAGTTGTGGCCAAAGTGAGACGATTTGTTATGAGTTCACTTTCCTTTAATTCTGCAAAATGATTATCATACAAAAAGTCATACTGAATATGATCACTCATTCTATCCCAGTCTTCTGGGGATACTATATTTTTTAATACTAATTGTGTGCGTAAAATATCATTGAATAAATTTGAAAATCTTTTTCTTAGTCTTCCAACAAATTTAGAAAATTTAAGTTCATCTCTTAAAATTTCAGAAGATCTTCCGAGATTGAAACCATCTCCACTACCAGCAATTCTTGATTCTGGGACTCCAAGTGATCGATATAGTTTTTTCTGGAAATAATCTACATCACTAAGTTCTCCAAGATTTTGACCACCGGGAAGAGTAGTAATTTCTGTTCCTCTACCACCTTCACGACGAGGAAGCCAAAAATCCTCAAGCATACTCATAAATTTGCGATCATCTCTGATTTCACCAGTATTTGCATCATAAGTTAATTTGTTTCTATAGCGAGACATCACTTCTTTAAGATATTGCTCTGCCTTAACTTTGGGAAGATTGCCAACATCAATATAAAAAATTCTTCTTTCTGGAGCTCTTGAAAGTCTATAAATTACAAGAGAATCTTCAATCATTCGAAGTTGATTGAGTGCCTTAATTGCTTTATGAAGATATGAAAGTACAGTACCTTTATTTCTATCTACTAGTCCAGAATTTGTATATGCTACAGAATCCCTTGCAATTTTTATAGTACCTTTTTTGGTATTATTAAATAATGGACCAGATGGATTATTTGATGTTGGAGTATATACAAAATATTCTTCAATTTCTAGAAATTTGGTATCTTGATCTGAGTTTCTAAGACTAGGATTTTTATATTTTTGATTTGGATCTTTCTTTTCTTGGCGTATATGCCTAATTTTCATAGGATCAATATATCTTAAATCTTGAATCCCTGCCTGAGGATTCTTCATATCAATAACTTTTAAATAGTATACCCTTCCATCAATATACCAATTCCTGAAAATTTCATGGCACTTTCTATCAAAATCCATGATTTCTTTAATATATTTAAATTCAGTTCTTATAATATTTTTTAACTTATCACTAGCATTTAAATTTGACAACTCAATTTCTACCGGTGAATCGTATAAGTCACTTACAATAGCTTCATTTACAACATCTTCTATCGCATTATCACATTCTGGATGTAGAGACATTTCTCTATATCTACGAATTAAATCAAATTCAGTTCTATATACTCCCTCAATATCTACGGTTTGCCCGTAAAATCCAGATTGAATATAATAATCAACCCCGTCTTCAGAATTTACTGGGACGGGGGAAACTATAGAACTGGATTTCTTATCCTTGTTTTCAATCGAAAAACCAAAAAGTTTCGCCATTTTATAAATTTAAACTACTTTAATATAATCTATTTATTCAATTTTAATTGATGTCCTGTCCACCAGCAGCAGCAGAATCACCTTTAATCGCTTCCCACCAAAGAACTTGCATTTCTACAGTAAATTCTTGGATGGTACTTGTACCATAATCTAATGGGATTTGACTGATTGAAGTTGGGAACAAATCATACATATGATATGCTCTCAAAGTACTACCATCACGATCTAACTGATAAACAAAAGCATCTGCCTGATACGATGTAGGATCAGTTGAACCGGTATTATCGGATAATCTATTAATAGTATTCATCCAGTTTTCGAATGCTGAACGAATAGCAAAATCAGTATCATTGATGATGGTGACTGTCCAACTATCAAAAGTTCTGTCTCCAGCAACTTTTAAGACTCTACCTCTAAATGCAACATCTAAAGGTGCTATATTCGATGCTGGAAGAGCCGCAGATTTCACTAAAAATCTTGATTTGTCAAGAACATTAGTATCTGCTTGTGCTATATCTGGAAAAGATAGAACAACTTCAAATAAATTACTTCTTGCTCCACCACCGGTTAACTTACTTTTGAAATCCGTAATCTTTCTTAAAGGAGGTGGATTTAATTGATTTCTGGTTGCCATAGTTTTTGAACCTCTTAGTTAATTAGAAATTACCGATTACTTCTTCAAAAGCAACACCAGTTCTGGTTGCCACAAAGTTTAGTCCAATAAAGTTAATCGATCTGGCGGGTTTAATGTAAATGTCAGCAATAAACTCATTATTATCAATCACTGCAGCAGTATTGTTTGTTTCATCACAAATTACAACATAATCAAAAATTCCTCTCTTAGCTTGAACATCGCGTAAGAATGGTTCAATAGTATTTACAAAATTTGTTCTAGTTAAAGAATCATTAAATTCAAAAAGTTGATCTTTTGCAGCTCTTGAAATAGCTTCTTCAAGATAGATGAAGAGTCTTCTTACGTTAACTCTATCAAATGCGGATGCCTTAGCAAATCCAGTTTTATCTCCAAAGAGAACAATGCCAGATCCAGGTGAGAAGATAACTGGATTAATTCTATTTGAATATAAAGTATCTCTTTGGGCCTTGGATGGATTGTATGCAAGTTTGACTGCGTTTAAGATCGCACCTCTAGAAGTACCTGCTGGAGAATACCAGGGGAAGTTATTGATATCATTTCTTGCGCAGGTTCCCGCAATATCACCATTCAGGGGTACATATCTGAATGTATTTGAGAATCTATCGTACATGTATTTGTATCCACTATCAAATACCGCATAAGAAGAAGAAGTTACCGCAGAATAGAAAGAGACTACATTTGTCGTAATATCTGCTGCAGATCTTATAGTAACTTCAGACTGAACTGAAGTGTCTGTAATTGCAGATCCTCTATATGGTGAGATAAATGCAATTGCATCTTTTCTCAATTCTGCGACAGAAATTAACTTATTGGCAAGTGCTTGAGCAGTTTCCTTCCCATAACCTGCCGAACCCATTAATAAGAAATCAACTTTAAAATTATCAGTATTTTCAAATAAGTCATAACCAGAAGATAAATCTGCAAGTGTTGCCTGTAAAGATCCAGTTGTTAACGTGGATGTACCATCATAATTTTTTCCACCTGCAAGGGTGTAATTATTTGCACCACCACCAGCAAAAGTAATATTAGAAACTTCTTGATCCCATGCAACATCAGTTTCCAAGGTAAACCCAGAACTAAATCCTGTTGTTACAATACCTGTTGGAGAAGTTCCAGCAAACACATAATTAGAAGAATTTGCAAGATATTTTCTCCAGTATGAAGTGGATCCTACGGAATATTGAGCATCTGTTCCCTTGGACAAACCTAAATGCTTCTCAAGAATTGTTCCAGCATTTCCTGTTATGGATCCCTGTGCATCAATAATGACAACATGAAGTTCGTCAAATCTAGAACCTCTTGCAGCAGCATATTGAGTGGTAGTTGGGCGATTTGATAAGGCATTCCATTTAACTGTTGATGATGCATTCAATGTAATAGTTTGCTGATCAAACCAATCTAAAGTAGATGTTACTGATTCAGTAGCAATTCCAGTTAATGCGGAATTGCGAACAGTAATATTTTGAGATGACTTAAACTCATAAACACTATTTGGAGAGTAGTCACGTTCTGTTTCTGTTCCACCATTTGGAACATGTGAAAGAACTTTGACTCCTAAATATGCCGAATCGACTTCAGTAATAATCCCTCTCAAATAACCAGTAAGTAGAGTAGTAGTTCCAGCTCCTGCAGCGACTCTTCCATCTACTGCTTGTGTAACACCCATTCCAACTGTGATATTGGTAGTGTCACTAATATAGACTCTTTGATCTGCTTTACCATCAATAATTGCAACTCTAATATCATTGGACCATGATCCTGGATTTCTTGCAGCAAATTGTACATTGGGAATAGTATTATCATTATAACCAAGTTCAGTATAGTGCTCAAGACTCTTAATTTTTATACTTGATGCACTACCGACAAATCCATTGGTAAGTTCTGCATTATCACATCTAACAACTCTTAATGCTCCACCATATGCTAAGTATGATGCTGCCGATAACCAGTGCTCATAGTTCTTATCAACATCATGAGGTTTTCCAAAACTATCTAATAAATCGTTTTCGTTTTCAACTAAAATTGGTGATTCTACAGGGCCCTTGACAAATGGTGAAACGATTGCGCCGATTTTATCCGATGATGGCGTTGCTCTACCAATCGTTAAATCAACCTCTCTCACTACAAGTCCAGGAGATGCTAAATTAAGTGGCATCTTACGTTCTCCGTACCAGAATTATTCTAGAAATATTTATTAAAAATGTTATTTAGAATGGGGAAACGGTGCGTGAACAATTACCAATCTGGATATATCCAATTTATACCATCATTTTTAGATTTTTCTCTATTTTTTATTATCCTATTGATTGTACATTCTTTACATTCATAAGAATATGAAGATGCAAGAGTAGTTCTGTCTTTCCTAGTGATATAATAATCATCTATTAAATTTTTAATTTTTCCACAAGATCTACATTTTCTATCTAAAAAAAATAAATGCTCTAATTCAATTTGATCTTCAAATTCCATCACATATAGTCCCACATATAAGACTTATCACCATATTCATCAACATTCCAAATTTCTAAAGATTGTAGTTTGTTGCTTTCATTAGCAAACATCCAAGAATCTCCGGTTTTTTTATCAATAGTAACTTCAAAATCATCTAGTCCATCAGAAATAAACCCGAATGGAGACATGTCCTGCTCAATTTGATTTTTCTGTTCTTCATAAATTCTTTTACGGATATCATTATCAGTCATTTCCTTAAAATAAGGTTGTGCAACAAGCCACGAAAAAATGACAAGACACATTGCTAAATCATCATTACATCCTTCTTCTGCTCCAAAAGAATTATGCTTCTGTGCAAATGTTGTTAGTTCTGAAATGATATCATAGTCAATGGTTAATAGTTTATCATCTTCCATTAATGTTTTTAAATTTGAGCACCCCAGTTTTTTAACAGCGGCAGTCATTCTCACCCCAAGTTGTGATTTTTTACCACTGAAACCAGTACCTACTAATTGCCCAGCACGGCCTCTCATTGAACACATTAGAATATTATCGTATTCTAAATCAAAATGAAGAATATTTGCTACTTGGTCTCCAATATCATTCACTTCTACTAAAATCCATGCATTATTATAACCTTTTCCCACCTCATTAATTATACTGGGAAATAACATTGGTTTTATTTCGTTATTTCTATATTTTGCAACTACTTTATATGGAAAAGATGTAGTATCAAAAACTATAAATGCCGAATAATCATTACCCATACCTCTAGCAACATCGACGGTAATTAGATAATTGTGATCTGGCTTACTCTTTTCGTAGATATCAAGACCGGCATTTCTTTGTATTGGGTCTTCATACACAAAATTTCTAAGTTTTGATGGATTTATAAGAGTATTGACAGATCCTAAAAATTCACACTCAAACTCAACCTTAAACTGTTGTTCAGATGTATTGGCAATAGTTTGTTCTTTCCAAGCAGCATCTCTTCCAGGAACTTCTGACCAATGAACATCGGTTGGAACGTACTCATTTTTATTTCTTTCCGCATCGTGCCACATACGGTAGAAGTGATTCATACCGCGTGGCGTTGAGACTATGATGACCTTTGTGCTCTGTCCAGAAGAAATAGTAGGATAAACAGAGGCAAAGAAGTCATCAGCAATGTGATTCGGGATGAACGCGAACTCGTCAAGAAAGATGA